GAGGTATATAAAATAAAAGAAACTGCAACTGGCGCTTCTAAAATATTATTAAGAGACGATCAATTTGATCCGCCTGTAGAAATTTTAGAAAACCAATTTGGAAAGCTTTCTAGATCGCTCGAAGTATTATATGAAGGCGTTTTAATATTAGGGACTAATAAGCTTCTTAAATGGGAGTTAGCCAAAAATATGATGCGCCCCAAAAGCGATTATACTAAAGTTTTAATGAATTATAGTATATGTGCGCCTAGAATGTATAAGGGTAAAATTGAATCATTAGTAAGTCGTATAACTGGCTTTGCTGATATGATACAACTTACTCATCTTAAATTACAACAGGTAATGTCTAGAATGGTGCCAGATGGTGTTTACCTTGATGCAGATGGTTTAGCTGAAATAGATCTAGGTAATGGTACTAATTATAATCCACAAGAAGCATTAAATATGTTTTTCCAAACTGGTTCTGTAATTGGAAGATCATTTACGCAAGAAGGGGATATGAACCCAGGTAAAGTGCCTATTCAAGAAATAACATCTGGAAATGGTGGCAATAAAATACCTCAGCTTATAAATACGTATAACTATTATTTACAGATGATACGTGATACGACAGGATTAAACGAGGCTAGAGATGCAAGTGTTCCCGATAGCAGAGCTTTGGTTGGTATACAAAAAATAGCAGCGGCAAATAGTAATACCGCAACAAGGCATATTCTTAATGCTGGTTTGTTTATAACAGCGCAGCTGGCAGAGTGTATAGCATTAAGAGTTTCTGACATACTAGAGTTCTCTCCTGCAGCGGAAGCATTTATACAAAAAATCGGCGGGCATAATGTTGGTACGTTAAAAGAAATGACGGAATTACATCTTTATGATTTTGGTATATTTTTAGAGTTAGCGCCGGATGATGAAGAAAAACAAATGCTTGAAAACAATATCCAAACAGCATTGTCGGCGGGATTAGTAGATTTAGAGGATGCTATTGATATTAGAGAAATTAAAAATATTAAGCTAGCAAACCAAGTTTTAAAAATTAGAAGAAAGAAAAAAGCAGAAAGAGATCAAGCGGCACAGCAAGCGAATATACAAGCACAAGCTGAAGCAAACGCGCAGGCGCAACAAGTTGCTGCACAAGCGGAGGTCCAAAAACAAACCGCGCTTACTGCACAAAAAGCAGAGCTTAGACAGCTTGAATCACAATTAGAAATGCAAAAATTGGAAAGAGAGGCTGAGCTTAAAAAAGAATTAATGGGCTTAGAATTCCAAATGAATTTACAATTAAAAGGCGCAGAGGCTGATGTTTATAAAGAAAGAGAAAGCTTTAAAGAGGATCGAAAAGATAAAAGATCTAAAATGGAAGCATCGCAGCAGAGTGAGCTAATTGAACAAAGACAAAACAATTTGCCACCTAAAAGTTTTGAATCTTCGGGTAATGATATAATTAGCGGAGATTTTAATTTAGGTTCTTTTGAACCCAAGTAATAATAAGTAAAGTAATCATATAATATTTTATCATGGAAAACATAGAAGAAAAAGCTGTTGAACAAGAGGTTGTTGAGCAGACTGAAGAAAAAAATGTTGAGCAGGAGACGGGCAGTATAAAAATAAAAAGACCTAGACAGTTTGTTCAAACAGAAGAAGACAATGTAGTAAAAATAGATTTAAGAAAAAAACCAGAAGAAGATGCCATTCAAGAGCAAAGCGCAGATGACAGCAATGATACTGTCGAAGAACCCGGAAACGAGGAAAGTGGCGAAGAAGTGGTTGAAGAAGTACGGGACACCGAGCAAGAAGAGCAACCTGTTCTCGAAGAAATAAAAGAAGAAGAGGTTGAAGAAGAGCAAAAACAAACTGAAGAAGTAGAGGCTATAGAAGAAAAGGTTGAAGAAGCGGTTGAAGAATCTAAAGAAACCGGTGAGCCTTTACCTGAAAATATACAAAAGGTTGTTGATTTTATAAATGATACAGGTGGTAGTCTTGAAGATTATGTAAGATTAAACCAAGATTATTCTAAATTAAATGAAACACAATTAATACGAGAGTATTACGAAACTACTAAACCTCATTTGGACAGAGAAGACATCGACCTTTTAATGGAAGACTTTAGTTACGATGAAGAATTAGATGAGCCTAAAACAATAAGAAAAGCAAAAATAGCTTTTAAGGAAGAGGCTGCTAAAGCAAAAAATCATTTAGAAAGTCTAAAAACAAAATACTATGAAGAAGTTAAAGCTGGGTCTAGATTAACACCAGATCAACAAAAAGCTGTAGACTTTTTTAATAGATATAACAAAGAACAAAAAGAAACGTCTGAGGTAGCTGAAAGACAAAAGTCTATATTTTTAAATAAAACAAACGATTTATTTTCAAAAGATTTCAAAGGTTTTGATTATTCTGTAGGAGATAAAAAATATCGTTTTAATGTTAAAGATGTTGACGCTGTGAAAGAATCTCAAAGCGATCTTAATAATTTTGTTAAGAAGTTCTTAAACAAAAACAATGAGATGGAAAACGCGAGTGAATATCACAAATCTTTATTTACGGCTATGAACCCGGATTCAGTGGCAAAACACTTTTACGAGCAAGGCAAAGCTGATGCTATGAAAGAAAGTATGGCTAGGACGAAGAATGTAGATATGGCTCCGAGAGGGACCCATGAACAAGTCACATCTTCAAATGGCTGGACGGTTAAAGCTGTTAACGGTGAGGACACATCAAGATTAAGAATAAAAATTAAAAAATAACATTAAAAAATAACTATTATGGCATTAGCTGGAACAGGGGCAGAATTAAATCACCTGACCCCGAGACCTGTTAAAGGTCTTTTTGGTGACAATTATTTGGCACTAAGTGATTTAGATTTTACACAACAATTCTTGCCAGAAGTATACGAAAAAGAAGTTGAAAGATATGGAAACAGAACTATCAGCGGATTTTTAAGAATGGTAGGCGCTGAAATGCCTATGGCTTCTGATAGAGTTGTATGGAGTGAGCAAGGAAGATTGCACATTGCATTTGACGATTGTACTGTTGATAACTCTTCAGCTACAGTTACAGTAACTTTTGTTAACACATCTGGAGGTGATTCCGCTATTGCGAAATCAAAGCTACTAGGAGTTGGTATGACTGTTATCATCGCTAAAGGTGTTAACGTTGTAAAAGCAAGAGTTGCTACAGCGCCTGGTGATGGAACAATTACAGTTGCACCTTACGGAGCAGGTAACTTAAACGCACTAGGTTCGGGAGCTTTAACTGGCGTATCTTTATTCGTTTACGGATCTGAATTTGCAAAAGGTAGCGGCGATGTTGGTAATTCAATCGACGCTAAATTTACTCAGTTTAGCAACAAACCAATTATTCTTAGAGATAAGTATAATGTAAAAGGTTCTGATGTTGCTCAAATCGGGTGGGTTGAAGTAACTACTGAGGCTGGAACATCTGGATATCTATGGTATCTAAAGTCAGAGCATGAAGCAAGACTAAGATTTGAAGACCAACTAGAAATGGCAATGATCGAAGCAGTTCAAGATACCGGATCAACTTCTGGATCTGCGGGTGCTAGCAACTTTGAAGGATCTGAAGGTCTTTTTGCGGCTATTGAATCAAGAGGTATTGTTTATAATGATGCTGATTTTGATGCAATCGCAGAAAGTAATCTTGGAAACTCTTATGCTACTACAGCAACTGGACTAGGTGAATTTGATGATATTCTACAAGAACTTGATAAGCAAGGTGCTATTGAAGAAAACATGCTTTTCTTGGATAGAGCTACTGCGCTTTCAATTGATAATATGCTAGCTAAGCAGAACGCGCCTTATGGTGGCGGTACTTCTTACGGTGTATTTGAAAACGACGAGAGTATGGCACTTAATCTAGGATTTAACGGTTTTAGAAGAGGTTCTTATGACTTCTATAAAACTGACTGGAAATATCTAAACGACTCTACAACTAGAGGTTTAATTGGTGATATTGAAGGTGTAATTATTCCTGCTGGAGTATCTACAGTATATGACGAGCAACTTGGTAAAAACATTCAGAGACCATTCTTACATATAAGATATAGAGCTTCTGAGGCTGATGATAGAAAAATGAAGTCTTGGATCACTGGGTCTGTTGGTGGAAATTACACAAGTGCAGATGACGAAATGAACGTACACTTCTTATCAGAAAGAGCGTTGTGTGTTCAAGGAGCTAACAACTTTGTATTGCTAAAAGCTACTAGCTAATAGTAATAAATAAAATGTAGTAATTACCCCTGTGGTATTAGCAGGGGTGATTATTACTTAAGGTTAAATTTATATTATATTATATCATGGCAAAAAAAGAAATCGCAGAAGATATTGTTGAGGTTGCACCTCAGCCAAAAAAAGCAGCGGCTAAAGAGGCTCCTGCAAAACCATCTTGGGAAGTTAGAGACAGGATGTATATTTTAAAAGATAATAAAAGACCGTTAGTCTTTACTTTACCAACAAGGCATAGTAGAAAAAAACCATTATTATGGTTTGACGAAAAAACAGCTACTCAAAGAGAACTTAGATATGCTACAAATCAAAACTCACCGTTTGTAGACGAGCAAAGAGGAGCTGCAACTTTAGGCAGAATTGTTTTTAGAAACGGAACATTATTTGTTGAAAAAGAACAAGTTGCATTACAAAAATTACTATCTTTATACCACCCATTAAGAGATCAATTATATTACGAACATAATCCAGTACAAGAATCAATAAGCGAACTAGATTATATTAACTTAGAAATTGATGCTTTAGTGTTAGCAAAAGAGCTTGATATCGAAAAGATTGAAGCAATATTGAGAGCTGAATACGGTGGCAAAATAGATAGCTTAAGTAGTAGTGAGTTAAAAAGAGATGCTTTAGTTTTTGCAAAAAAGAATCCAGCTTTATTTATTGAATTAGCAAACGATGAAAACGTTGAGCTAAGAAATGTTGGAGTTAAAGCAACGCAGCAAGGAATAATTAAGTTATCATCTGATCAAAGAACATTTACTTATGGTGAAACAGATAGAAAACTTATGACTGTTCCTTTTGATGAACATCCATATTCTGCATTAGCAGCTTGGTTTAAAACAGACGAAGGCATGGAAGTTTATAAACATATAATTAAAAAACTATTTTAGAAGTATATAGCGGTTAGGCCGCTTTATGCGGCTTAATCACTATAAATTAAAAATTATGGCAGTAAATGTAGATACAGTGTATCAAAGAGTGCTTGCAATATTAAATAAAGAACAAAGAGGTTATTTAACGCCCGAAGAATATAACCTATTTGCAAATCAAGCACAGTTAGATATATTCGAGCAGTATTTTTACGATGTAAACCAATTTGAAAGAATGCATGGTAATAGTACTGAATATTCTGATATGCTTGATTTATTAAATAAAAAAATAGCCATATTTGAAAAATCAGAAAATCTAGGTGCGTACGACACTAATCATTATAACCTACCAAGCTCTTTATATAGGCTTGGATCTGTTATTTATAATAATATAGAAGCAGAAAGAATAACTAATAAAGAATGGCTATATATAAATTCTTCACCAATAGCTAAACCAACAAATAGTTTTCCGGTGTATACTAGAAATGAAAACGGTATAAAAGTTTATGGCGCAAGTGAAATTACAACAGACAGTGCTATTACGTGTAACTATATTAAAAAGCCAACAACAGTAGTTTGGAATTATACTACAGTATTAAGTAATGCACAATATACAGCTACAGGATCTGTTAATTTTGAGTTGCACCCATCAGAAGAAACTGAATTAGTAATAAAAATATTAGCATTAGCGGGATTATTACTAAATGATGTGGGCGTTTACCAAGTAGCTACACAAGAAGAAAATTTAACAATACAACAAGAAAAAGCATAATAAATGGGATTATTAAATACTACACAAGACGCTTACTATTATGGAGCAGACGGCACCTGGCGAAGCGGTGACGAGGATTATGGTAATTACCAATTTGTTAGTCTAGAAAATATTGTTAACAATTTTATAATAGGTTATGTTGGTGAAGACAAAATAATTTCAAAAATAAAAAGAACTGATGTTGCTTTTCATGCAAGAAGAGCAATACAGGAATTTAGCTACGATGTTTTTAAATCATCGAAATCACAAGAAATTGAAGTTCCACCAACATTAAATATGTTGTTGCCTCACGATTATGTGGGGTATGTTAAGCTAAACTGGGTAGATGACTCGGGTCATGAAAGATTATTATACCCAACTAGAGAAACTAGTAATCCTTTGCCAATATTGCAAGACGACCAATATCATTATTTATTTGATGATGCTGACGGTAATTTGCTTTCTGCGAATGAATCGGAAACATGGAAAAAGTTTCAGAGCAGCATAACTAGAAGTCAAATTTTAGAAAATAATAACAACATGGATATCCTTGCTGAAAATCATCAAGGAAGAAGATACGGATTAGACCCGGAAAAATCACAAAGTAACGGCGTATTTTATATTGACGGTTTAAAAGGTATAATTCATTTTGGCGCTAACTTAGTTGGAAAAATTGTAACACTACATTATATAAGTGACAGCTTAGGGACAGATGAAGAAACAGTTGTACATAAATTTGCTGAAGAAGCTGTATATAAACAAATAGCTTATGCTATTCTATCCGTAAGAGCAAATACACCAGAATATATTATTGGCAGACTTAAAAAAGAAAAATCAGCCACAAAAAGAAATGCTAAGTTAAGATTATCTAATATAAAGATAAACGAATTAGCGCAGGTAATGAGAAACAAATCAAAGCAGATTAAACACTAATATATGCCTGAAATTAAAAATTTATTTACGTCTGGGAAAATGAACAAAGACCTGGACGAAAGAATTATACCTAACAATCAGTATAGAGATGCACTAAATATTCAGGTTTCTAATTCAGAAGGTGCAGATGTCGGGGCAATAGAGAACATATTAGGCAATACGGCGCGTTTTAACAGCGCTTATAACCCTGACACTGGTGTTTATACTCAATGGAATTTAAATGCTGGTGAAACGAATTATTATGGCTTTACTAATGCGCAAACAATTGGTGTAGTTAGATACGATAAAGAAGAAAAAATATATTGGTTTGTTACTGCAGATAACCAAGACGGTATACTAGAATACGACCAAACTACAGATGTCGTATCGCCGATTATCATAGATAAAAATAACGTATTAAATTTTTCAAGTTCAAATTTAATAACAGGCGTAAATATAATTGATGGCTTGTTGTTTTTTACAGACGACTTAAATGAGCCGAAATGTGTAAATATAAGTAGATTTAAAGAAGCTACGGCAGCAAGCGGAAATACTTCACATACAGAAATATATGGCAGGGATTTTTTAGAAGAAGATATAACTGTTGCTAAAAAGTCACCAATAACAGCACCTGAATTAGAAATGTATTCTACTAAACAACTTGGCCCTGACGGATCAGCTGCGGTTGTAGAAACAACAACATATAAAGATTTTACTCAACTAGTTGACGGTGAAGAAGTTGGATTATCTGCTGGCACACAATTAACTCTTAATTGGTCAAGCGCTCCATATCCATATTATAATATAGGTGATACATTAGTGTTAACTGCAGAATCTTCAGATGTTGATATTGACGAGTATTTAGTAAGGGTTAAGGTAAAAAGCGTGCCAGCTGGTAACACGCAGGCATACGCAGTGGTTACTATATTATCAGTTTCCGAGGCCCCAAGTAATGCAATAGCGTGGGATGTAACTTTAGAGCAAGACCCACCTATATTTGAATTTAAGTTTCCAAGATTTGCTTATAGGTATATATATAATAATAATGAAGTTTCATGCTTTTCACCTTTTTCTGAAGTTGCTTTTTTGCCAGAGGATTTTGAATATAATCCATTAAAAGGTTTCAATTTGGGTATGAGAAACACCCTTAGGAATTTAAAAATAAAATCATTTGCCAATACGGGCACTGTGCCCTCTAATGTAGACAAAATAGATATATTATATAAAGACTCAGGTAATCAAAATGTATATGTTGTTGATACTATAGAAAAAGACGCTAATGGTAATTTTGCTAATCAATATACTATTAAATCAGAAATAATAAGTAAAGTTGTTGAGTCAAATCAAATACTTAGACCGTGGGATAATGTGCCTCGTGCTGCTAAATCTCAGGAAATTATTGCAAACAGATTAGTCTATGGTGATTACTTGCAAAATTTTAATATAAAAAATGCAGGTGGCGAAGATTTAACACCCAAAGTGTCTATAAATATTGAGCATGATACAAACTTAGAGGGAGAGTATCCAGGAGACCCAGGTAAATCAATAAAAACATTAAGAACATATCAAGCTGGAGTTGTATATAAAGACAAATACGGAAGAGAGACACCTGTATTTAGCTCTGAAACCAGCGCTGTAAATTTACCAAAAACTCAAGCCGATAAAAATAATAAAATAAAGTTAACATTAGAATCGGACCCACCAGAAGGTTTTACTCATTTTAAATTTTTTATAAAAGAAAATTCAAATGAATACTATAATCTAGCAATGGATAGATTTTATGTTGAGTCAAATGATAATGTGTGGCTGTCGTTTCCGTCATCAGAAAGAAACAAGGTCCAGGAAGATACATTTATTATATTAAAGAAAGGGCATGATGATACTGAATTAGTAGAAGAAGAAGCCAGATATAAAATTATAGCTATTGAAAACGAAGCCCCAATAACTTTAAAGCAGCAAAATATTTCAAAAGGAAGACTGGAAACGAATTTTGATGCAAATGGATTTCCACAGGACGGGGTAATATCTGTTGATATACCTGAAACTGATTGGAACAATGCTGGGTTTGATACTAACGATGTAATATCATTATCTGATTTAGTTTGTAAATTTTTTACATCTAGCCAAGCAACAACTGTTTTTTACGAAATTGCAAATATCTCATTTTTTACAAATAAATACAGAATAACACTTACAAAGTCGTTAGAAGATATGAGTTTTACCGGAAGTGACACAAGCCCCGCTTCTGGTTTAGGTATAGAAATTTTTCAAAAACAAATTAAAAATAAACCAGAGTTTCAAGGCAGATTTTTTGTTAAAATATATAATGACGAAGTATTAAAAGAAAAAATATTAAGTACTAGGTCTTTAGATGATTATGCTATTAAAAGCGTTAGGCAGCTGGGCAATACTACAAGAAACGGTGAAGATTCCAGTAATTGGAAATCTTTGGCTCAAGGTTGGTATATAGACAATACTGGATCATCAAAAAGACGTACTAGAAGAAGAAAAGGCGGCTTAACTGGAACACCTGCCGGTGAAACAATAGCTATCGGAGCTAAAGCAGGTAGAGGAACACGTGTTGGATCTAAATATATTGATGTATCATTTTTTAAATGGGGTAATCGGGAATATCACGCCTGGGAAGGTTACTGGTGGGGTTTTGAAACTAGTCATGAGCCAGGCGAGGCAGACATTGTAAAAATGTTAGAATCTCCCGGACAAAAAATAAGATTTACAGATGATCCAAATGCAACTGTTTACGAAATAAAAGATTTTGCAAGAACACATCTTATTACATATAGAGGTTCTAAGTCAGGTAAGTTTTCTACGTCAAGACTAATAAGATGGACTTTAAAATTAGATCAGCCTGTAGTTTGGGCTCCTGAAGATAGTTTATCTTTATCTGAGTCTGTAAAAACAGGATTAGAATTTTTAACAATATTAAACGAAGAGGCTGAAACTTTTACATCAACAAATCCTGCAATATGGGAAACTGAGCCTAAAGAAAATGTAGATATAAATATATTTTATGAGGCCAGTGACAATATACCTATAGCTCAGCACGGCTCAGAGGCATCACCTTCAGAGCACGAGTTAGATTGGTTTAATTGTTATTCATTTGGCAATGGTGTAGAATCAGATAGAATTAGAGATGATTTTAATGCCATCAGAATGGGCAAAGGGGTTAAAGTTTCTGCAACATTGGATGAACCATATCAAGAAGAAAGAAGAGAAAATGGTTTAATATTTTCACAAATATTTAATTCAACATCGGGGGTAAATAGATTAAATCAATTTATACAAGCTTTACCAATAACAAAAGATCTTAATCCCGCATATGGATCAATACAAAAGCTCCATGCTAGAGACACCGATCTAATAGCTTTATGTGAGGATAAAGTTTTAAAAATATTAGCACAAAAAGATGCATTATTTAATGCAGATGGTAATACAAATGTAACATCTAACACAAATGTACTAGGGCAATCAATACCTTTTGTTGGAGAATACGGTATTAGTAAAAACCCTGAAAGCTTTGCGTCTTATGGATTTAGAGCATTTTTTGCTGATAAAAATAGAGGGGTAGTATTAAGATTGTCTAGAAATGGTTTAGACGAAATATCAGGACAAGGAATGTCAGATTATTTTTCTGATAAGCTAGCTTCAGCCACAACGGTTATAGGTAACTATGATGATAATTCCAACTGCTACAATGTTACATTCTCAGATGAAACCGTATCATATAAGCAAGGCTTGGAAGGTTGGCCAACAAGAAAATCATTTGTTCCAGAAGCGGGTATATCCCTAAACAATAAATATTATACTTTTAAAGATGGGGTTATGTGGTCGCATGATAACCAAACCAGAAATAATTTTTACGGCGTACAATATAAATCATCTGTAAAGTTTATATTTAATGCTGACCCGTCGTCAATTAAAAACTTTAAAGCACTAAGCTATGAAGGTGATAGCGGATGGGTTACACCGACTATTGAAACTGATCAGCAAAGCGGAAAAGTATTATCCTACATACCTAAAGAAGGTATATATTATAACTTTGTAAAAGGAGTAGAAAATACTTGGGATGAGGACAGCCAATCGGGTTCATTAGATACTTCTGAATTTTCAACTCAGGGTATAGATATATTAGGTAGCGCAACAGGTGACACTGAAACAACAAGCTTTACGCTTACTATAGAAGAAAATAACGATTAATATGGCATTAACAAACTGTACTATAAATTCTGATTCGTTAATAAAAACAGGAGGTTCTGCTATTGGATCTGAAAACGCACAACTTATAATAACACCTAATTCTGGTTATGTTGTTTCTGCATCTAATTTTACAGTCGATCCTGCTAGTGTTACAGGTGTTTCAAGTATATCGCTAAGCGACAGTACATCAGCCGGCGCTGTTGGTAATACAGTGCTTGTTGACGTAGACTTAGATGACACATACGTAATGCCATCGCAAGATACCACAATAACAATAGATGTGGACGGTTCCGCTGATTTAATACAATACAGTATTGCTGGAACATATGACACAGATGTTACAAATGCAACGCCCTCATCTGAAACAGACACAGCGTATTCAGCTACAGGTAACTATGGTGTTCAGGCAACTCTTTTTATTAAATCATTTACAGCTAGCCCAGGATATTATTTTGCTACGCCACCATCTGCTCAAATAATAACTGGCAATACAAACCATTACAGCATAACACATACTGACACAAATGATTCTGAAGGTAATTTGACAACTAGAGCATTTACGGTAAAATATACATTTCAAAATTATAATGTATCCGGTGATGATATTTCTTTTACAGCATCCGCAATAGAAATACCAGATGAAACGGCTGAAATAACGGCTTATAATGTAAATACTGACAATATAGCAGAACAAGGGGAAACAAGGTCTTACACCGTATATGGAGGGCCAGGGTCTGTGTTTAGCGTAACAGTTGTGGACTCAGGCAGCACAACTATAGATTCAATATCTAATATAACTATGCCAAGTACGGGTAGTTATACATATAATATTACATTTCCTTCTATATCAAGCGGGGGGTCAGAAACATATACTATAACAATTACAGGTGATTTGTCAAGCGATTTTGATACTGCGTCTGGTCAAGATAGCGCTATAGATATAACACAGTTGTCTACTGTTGATTTAACACTTTCAATTACAACTACAGATAGTAACATAACCGTTTCTTCTGCTCAGGCTACTAATCTACCCGCTTTTGAGACCGCTTTTGGTACAAATGATACAATAAGCTTATCGTTTACCTTAACGGGTTCAAGCAATATATATTTACGAGATTTACCTATTGACGAAAGCGATTTTACAAATCAATTAAACAGTAATCTAAGTTATGAGGTTACATCTGTTTCGGTTACTGGTAATAGCACTACAAGTGTTACAGTCGTGGTAAATGCGAATATATATGAAACTACAGACGTAAGCCTTTCTTCTGTATTAGATATAGATGACTATATAAACGCTACACCTGTTGCTAATGGAGTAAGTTTATCAGTTAGCAAAGGCCAAAGTAGCTCTGTGACATTAGACGCGACTGATGCGGACAGTGATTCATTAACTTATTATATAGTAAGTTTACCTTCTAATGGTACTTTATACTCTGATTCAGGATTAACAACAACTATAAGCGCAGGCGCAAGTATAACTGGTACAACACTGTACTATGAGCATGATGACTCTAGTAATCTAACCGATTCATTTACTTATAAAGCTAATGACGGATTAGAAGATAGCAATACTGCTACAGTAAATGTTGCAGTTGGTGTTAGCCCAGGCGCTAGTATATCAACATCTGGAGGCGCCGGTATATATTTAGTACCAATGGTAGTTGGCACTGGCGCGGGTACATTAAAAGTACATTTTAATGCAATTAGTGTACCTGATAGATTCCAAATATTATTCGATACAGCTGGATCGTCAAATAGCGTTGCAGATATGGAGGTTGTAGCAGATTCCTTGTATGTTGGGGACGCTACTTCAAGTTCCGATCCTGCGAACGGAACAACTACAGGTTTAGATGAGTATACATATGTTGGAAGCGGTGGTGATGCAACTGGTGCGGGAGAGCCCGGCGCGGCTTGGGATAAAACAGGTGATGCAAATCAAAGCATAACTGTGGCTGATACTGATGTAACCGTAGACTCTACCACAAGATCTAGTGACCCTGGTAATACTACATCATTAGGGGTTTCTAGAAACACGTCTGGAACTCAAACATCTCAATTAAACGTTCAATCTGGTGTTTATATTAGTAATGTTGCAACTGGATTAACAACAGGTTTGCAAAAGAGAGATGGTAATATTTGTTTGTATTACACTAAATCAGCTACTACAGCATACACTGCTTATCTGAGAGTTTATGGGCACCCTACAAGCTCAACAACTTGGCATGTGTATCAAACGGAGTTTAGCGAGCAATTTGGTACTGAATTCAAACAAACTACTAACTTATGTAGTGAAACAACTAAAAATTCAATATATTTAGCATATGTAGAAGACAATTCTTGGGCAACCGGTAAAACTGTTTATATTGATTCTGACCAAACTACTGTTCTAAATGGTGGCGGAAATACATATAAATTCTATACGGACTCATACGGATTAACAGCTACCGTAAGTAGTTCTGGAGTATTATCAGGGGTTATACCTTGTACACCTTAAAATAAATAAAATATGGGAAGTATAACATTAAACTTTAACAATCCTATAAACGTATCTATACAGTCTAATAGTGACTCTTCTAACAATTATGTGGGGGCAGATATAGTTTATTTTAAAAATTCAAATGGAGTTTACAAAATAGGACCGTGTACGGGTTTAACAACTACATCTGTAACATGCAATATTGATGACGACGCGCTTAGACCCGAAGATGGGGATTTTATATTTTTTGCAAAGTCGCCATTAACAAATACATCGGGTATAATAGGATATTATGCAGAAGTTGAAATGGAAATAACATCTTCTGCTAAAAAAGAGCTATTTGCGGTTAATTCCGAAATATTTATAAGTAGCTAATAACATGTAATAATATAATAAAACAATATAATATGATAGGAGCAGCATTAGGAGTCGTCCAAGGTCTATCAGGAATAGCTGGTGGAATAATTGGAAGTGGCCGAAGAAAACGTGAGCAAAGAGCGGCACAGGAAGAATTTGCTAGACGGCAATCTCAATTTGCTAATTTAGACACGTCCAATGTTTATGCTGGTTTAGAAAACGTATATGAAGATCTAACAGTAAATCAACAACAAGCGGATTTTCAAGCTCAACAACAGCAACAAGTGTTGGCGAATACAATGAATCAAATGCAAGGGGCAGCCGGTGGATCCGGTATTGCTGCTTTAGCACAAGCAATGGCTAACCAACAATCACAGAATATGCAAGCAGCTTCAGCAAGTATTGGGCAACAAGAAGCGCAGAACCAGGCGGCAAAAGCACAAATGGCCGGTAATTTACAGTCTTTAGAGGCGCAAGGCGAATTATTATCAAGAGAAGCTGAGCTTAATAAAGTCAGTACTCAAATGGGTATGGCTGGCCAAAGATTGCAGGCTGCAAACCAAGCAAGAGCTGCGGCTACGCAGGGTATTTTAGCAGGTGTTGGCGGTGTACTTGGCGGTGGAGCACAAGGCGGGCTAAAAGATATTGGAGGACAGTTAGCAAAAGGTTTGTTTGGATAAAAAAAATAATACAATGAACGAAGAACAACTTTTACAAGACCGCGCTAAAATTGCAGAGTTTTTAAGTCTAGCTGAAAGCGGCAGCATACAAGCCGGCTTATCTCCAGAGCAAAGACAACAAATAAACGATTATGTTATTCAACAGCGTAATGTATATGCGGATGCATCCTATAGGGCGCAAGACCCTAATTTAGCAAAAACCTCACCAGATTATATAGCTAATATACAAACAATGAACCAAGTTAAACAAAACTTAATTAACTTGTCAAATCAACAAAAGGCTATAACAACAAATCAACAGCAATATTTAGACGATTACCAAGCTAATAGATTATCAAAAGCAAACTATATGGGTGATAACCCAAGTGGGCTAGTAGATGTATACACACATAGATCACCTATGTCTATCGACGCTGGTGGGAATATTATGTTTGATGTTAATGGTAAACCTCAGTTATATACAAATATAGCTGATTATTCATTAAAAGCTAGTGACGCTGCAAATGGTATATTGGATATAGTTGATAAGGTATACGAGTCTAAGTCTAAACTAACCAATGGCCAAATAATGCAAATAAACAATAGACTTAGAACATTGGTTGAAGGTGGCGGCAGAAGTACGTTACTATCATTAGTAAAAGATAATTTGTTACCAGGCTTTGATGAAATGCAATTGCCAGACGAATTGTTTAAAAAAGAAAATCATCAGCAACTTGAAGACTTTTTCTTAAAAACAATGAATAACGCCATATTGGAAGTTAATGGTCAACTACCAAAAGAACTTTCTAAAATGTCTGACTTAGAAAAAAGAGAATATGATAGAGAGACTAGTGTTATGTTACAGGAAATGCGAAATAATGCAAAGCCCTCTAAGACTACACCAAAAGGAACTACGGCTACAGGTGAACCAGATTTTCTTCAAATTACAGGCAAAACAGATGAAGAAAGAAGCAGTTATGTAAATATTATAGATAAGCTACAGCCTGGCCAAGAGATCGCAATACCTTCTATGTCTTTACCATCTGACCCTAATGCCAGAAAGTATGGGGCCAATTACTCTGGTGCATTTGAATATGTAATTACAAAGGCAGCAAATGGCGGAATAGTCGCAACAGCTTATGACAAACAAAAAATGCCTGTAAATACTACAAATTTTAAAAATATATCAGAATTTTCTAAAGCTATAGGCATTGAATATAAAGGCTCATCAGCAGGCGATATATTAACAGGCGGTAGATTTAGCAAATATAATAAATCCTTATTTAACGAAAAAGGGCCACTTAGCACTAAGTAAAATTATATTAAAATATGAACGAAGCACTTCAAGACGCATATAACGCTTTTGTAGAAGGCGGTTATAATGGCACAATCCAAGAATATAAAGAACTTATAGAAAACGATATAAACGCATTAAACGATACTTATTCTGTTTTTAAAGATGGCGGTTATAATGGGTCTATAAAAGATTTAACAACACTCTTGGAATTGGGAAAGCCAATCAGCCCTGTAGAGGAGACTGCGGATGCAGGGCAAAAAGAAGTCGCAGTAGATACGGATTCAGATTTGGAAGATATTTTATCGGAATCGAAAAAAGCTAATCCATACGCACTTATACAACAAAATAGAGCAACAGCAGGACCTGCTGACCCTACTAATCAAGACTTAAAAGCTAGGGGTAATAAATTTTCTAATCTATATAACGCTTTAAAAGCAGAGGATAAAATTGATGAGCAAATAGAAAGTCTTTATAGTGCAACATATGAAGATATA